TCACTACGCTCGTAAGACGTTCGTGATTTGTTCCAGATGAGCTGCTCACACTGCTGGATCGTCTGCCGGCAGCGTGGGTTTATCTCGATGCGCTGGTTTTGGAACGCGTTGCGCAGCTGGTTCAGAGCTGCTTCTGCGCCGTCTTTGTCCGCTGCGCCGATACGGATGTCATGCTGAACCTTTAGGTCCAAGATCATGCGCGCGTCGTTGTCGCTGAAGCGGTAGATCGGGTTCTTCTTGAACATCTTGTCTGACCAGAAGGTCAGATCTTTGAAGGCTTCGGCTTCGGTTTGGCGGATCGCCCGCGCCACGAGGTTTGTGGGAGCGCCGCGCTGAGCCCAGTCGTGCGTAACGACCATCTTGGCGCGCGCAAAGTCGTAATACGCACAGATTACAGCGCACAAGTCGCGCGTGCCCGGATCGACGACCGTGTAGCCAAGCGCATAGGGCGGCGGAGTCTGCTCGATGACGTGCAGGCCGATGTTGAACTCGGGCAAAACAGTCAGTGACTCGCTGCGTACGTCTTCGCAGAGACACTCGCGCCTGCACTCCTCAGACTCGATGCCGCCGAGAGCTCGAATCTGCTCGTCTCGCTCGGCTTTGGTGATGCGCGGGTTGTCGAAGATCGTGTACTTCGAATAGGCGTCTCGCTTGATGGCGTCGGGAACGAACTCTGTCTTATAGGGGTGCCCCGGGTCTTTGGCCGGGGTCGAGTTCATCATCAACGTCGCGCTCAAATGCCCCTGAAACTGAGGCATGATGATGCTCTGCACGACGTACTTGAGCTTATCGACGTAACAGGCCTCGCTGATCGTGACGCCGTTGCTCCAGCGACCACGCAGACCGTCCGGGTTCGAGTCGAGACCGATGAGGCGCAGCACAGAGCCGTTGGCGAAGTAGAAGCCCGACTCGACGCCTTGGAACGACTGGCGGTAATACGGCTGTATCGACGGGGGGCAGTCTTCGCAGATCTGCTCCATGAGCGGCATGACAATCGACGCAATGTCCTTTTGCAGCGCCGTCGCATATGTTAGGATCTGCTTCGGAGTGCGCAGAGCGTCTTCGATGCGGATCAGCAGGCCAAGAAAGTCTTTACCAAAGCGTCTCGCGCAATTGGCGACGTATACACGCGGCCATAGACAGTCGCTATGCACGACGTCGCCGCGCACGCGAGCCTCATACGTCGCTTGCTCCCATGCACGGTATTTCTCGTATAGTTCGAGCTGACCGGGGTGGAGCTTGTAACGAAGTCTGCCTGCGCGCCAGAGTAGAGAAGAGTCACTCAGGCCGGTCTGTGTCATCCTCGTCGACGGGCGTCTTGCCTAGCAGCGCCCTCACATCCTCGCGTTGTCTTTCGTGCTTAGCGTTCATCAGGTTTTCTTGATCCAGATGGATCTTCTCGCCTGCGCGGTCAGACGTCTCATCATCGGGGTAGATCCCCATGTGCTGATTGGTCTTCTTGTAGTTCTCAACAGCCTCGTCATCCGACCATAGAGCTCCCTCAGGGCTGATAGTCGGGATGAGCGCGTGCTTGCCGTCAGCGTCGATGCCCATAGAACGGACGGTGGCTATCTCGCCATCAGGCATGCGATGCTCTGGTCGGTGTTCTAGATCGATGGTTGGAGCCTCGGTCGCACCATACTTTAGCACCTCGGGCTTACCGACCTTGACGTCTCCCTCGGGTTTGACGAAATAGCCTTTGAGCTTCTTGATGATATCTAGATAGTTGATGTCTGAATAGGGCGAGGCCATGGTTGCTATTTCATCAAGTCGTCTTCGTCGTTGTCGCCAACGGCGCGTTTGGGCGCTGCGCGCGGATCGGAGTTGTTGTTCGCTGCTATGGTCCGGTTGCCGTTGGCCGCGGGCTCGCTCGAGAGCGGCTCGCCGACAGGGATGAGATCGGGGCGCCGCTTCTTCATGATCTTTGCGACGAGCGCCGCCTTCGCCTCGGGCGTCTCTTGCACGCCGTGCGTGCGTTCATAGTCGGCGATGTCTTGCATGATGGCGTCCATCTCGCCGATATCGAGGTCGCCGCCGCCTGGCCCCCGAGGCGTAGCTTCACCGCTAGGCGCCCTGCCCAAGAGCTTGCCGATGCCGGCCTTCGCGCCCTTGAGCACAGTGGGTAGAGCTTCGGGCAAGAGCGTATTGACTGCCTGCTGCATCGGATGCTCGCCCATCCATTTGGCCGTACCCTTCAGCTTGTCTCCGAGCCCGCCCTGCTCGTCGCTGATCGCGTGCTCGGCGGCTGGTACGGCGAAGTTGCGCATCAGCCTTGCGGGCAACGACATGCCGCTCGAAGCGACAAACGCTGGCACCTGGGCCGCGCCGCTGCCCAGCATATCGCCGATGCCGGTCGCTACGGGCGAGCGTTTCTTCGCCTCTTCGTAGGGATCGCGCGATGCCGACTGCCCGACCGAACGGCCGGCGTAGGTGTTGCCTTCTTTATCCGAGTCGATGTAATGCGCGGGGATGCCCTCGGGCGCGTCTTTGCGACCGAAGGTGTTCTTGTCTTCACTGAGAAAGTCAGCTGTGCTCTCGCCCAAGTCGCCGAGGCTTGCTTTGCGCTTCACGCCTTCTAACAGGTCATCAAGCGTGCTCATACTTCCTCGTAAACACGCTGTCTTTGCACGGGTAGAACTCGCCCTCAGTGCCACGGATCAGCCAGTCGCCACGACGGATAGTGAGCGGCCCTTCGAGCGTTTCTACGAAGTGCTCTTCTTTGCTGTCGTCGTACTTGATCGCGGGGTGCGTATGCGCATCACCGAGAAACTGCAGCGCATGGATGGTTACTACTTTTGAGTTGTATGGTTGCATAGTCTTAGGCCCAAGCGTCCTGCTGCTCCGGCGTCTTTTGGATATCCGCCTGCTTTTGGAACGGCGCTAAGATCGACGGCGGCGTCGTCTGCGGCTTCTGGTTCGTCGTCGTCTTGTCCTGACCCGCAGTGCCGTCTGTCTGCCCAGTGTTCTGGGTATCGGTCTTATCGATCGACGCACCTGACGTCAGACTCGAGAGTGCGGAGGGAGTCGTCTGCGGCGCGGCCGGAGCTTGGCCCTGCTGGGCCTGCGCGAGCGTTTGGTTCGTCGAACCTTGTGGGTCGACTCCCGCGCCGATGTCCTTCTGGGTCTTTGGCGCAGCGCCGGTACCAGCTGATGTCGAGCCTGTTGGATCGGGTGTGTCGGCACCAGCGCCTGTGTCGGCGGGCGGCGAGCTCGAGTCGCTTGGCGTTGTGTCAGAGCCCGTGCTCGAATCTGCTGGTGGCTTTGTGTCAGAGCCCGAGGCTGACGAGCTCGGCGGGGTGGCGGGGGGCGTGGTCGGCGGCAGCTGCTCAGCCGCTAGCGGGGCTGCCGGGGCTGGGGCAGCAGGGGTCTTGGGATAGACGTAGGCCTGTGCCTCGGCGAGCGTGGGAATGTGGTCAGAACGCCACGGTAGACCCGCGGGGGCGGGAGTCGGTGCCGGCGCGACTGCCGAAGTCGGAGCTGTCCATGGTTCCGACGTCGACGGCGCGACGGGCAGCGGCGTCCGTGCGCTTATGTCCCTCGAGTCTGTCGGGGCGAGCGGAGCCTGCGCGCCGCCCGCGTGTGACGCTGGTATGCCCAACATCTGTGCGACCTTCGGGTCGATGCTGTAGCTCGGGAGGTCCTTCTGCTCGGGCGGGGTCGGCGGAGCCTTGGGCGCGGCCTCTGCCGGCGGCGTTGGCTCCGGCGGGAGCTGCGGCACGCCGATGTTCGGGTTGTAGTTGCCCGACTCGAGCTGAGCCATCAGCTGCTCTTGCTGAGCCGGAGTCAGCTTGCCCGAGAGAATCGCCTTCCAGGCATTCTGAACTTTGAACTTGCCCGCCGCGGTATCGGCGTCTAGCTGAGCCTTCTGCGCTTGCCACTGCGCCTCTTCGTCGTTGTACTTCTGCCATTCGTCGATGATACGATTGTAGTTCGCGACGTCGGCGTTATATTGCTGCTCTGCGACCGAGTTACCGCTCTGGGCGCCGCGGTACTTACTATCCCAGTCTGTATATGTACCGAGGGCTTTCGTCGCATCGTCGATGGACTTGTACATGCCGTTGTCGGCAGTGGCCATGTCCTGGTCGATCGAACCAGCCCACGTCGTTGCATTGCCCGTAGCAGTAGCAAGATCGGTCTTTGCCTGGGCGACCCTAGCATCAGGCACGCGAGCCCACGAATCGAACGGGAACTCGCGCATGATCGAGGCTTCGTCTGCCCCGCCCATGAGCGTTGGATCGCCGTGCGCCGCAGCGAGCCTGGCTTGCATCGTAGACTTGATGAACGCGTTATAGTTTGTATGATCCTCCGCGTTCATCGCCGTCAGAGAATCAAGATAAGGCGTGAGCTCTTGAACAGTCGCCTGCGCATCCGCAAGCCTCGCGCTCAGCTGGGCGCGCTTGGCCTTGACAGTGGCGTCTACCTCAGCGCGCCACGCGGCGATGCGCTCTTCGGGCGTGCCCTTATAGCGATTCGGATCGAAGAATGTCGTCGCGTCGGCGTTGTGCGCAGGATCAATCTGCGGCACAGTCGGCAGAGGGGCATGCGCGGGCGGCGCTTCGGGCGCTGCGGCACCCGGTGCTTGTGCTCCGCCCATAGCATGGTTTACGAGCCTGCGATTAGCCACGTTGTATTATAACACGACGTCTAACAGGTCTGACTGCTCTAGCTCCATTAGTTCCTTAGCGGTTGCTAAAGCTCGTCTCGCCTCTGCCACGGATATGACTTTGGGTAGGCGGTCAAGCTCTTCGGTCAGGAGCGCAATAAGAACGCGGCGCAGACGTCGATAGTGGTTCAGAGATCCGTGAGCCGGATCATCGCCTCGTTTGGCGCTTTCTTGTCGATCGAGCTCAGTTGCGCTCGGAAGTACCTGCCGCCGCGGTCGCTTGGGTCGTTCTTGCATCGCTTGCTCAGCTCACCCGTGATCGTGTTTAGATCGAGCTGCACGCGGCTCTTGCCTTGCACGAGAGTATCCATGTCGAAGGGGGCGGAGATGTGCGGCTCGAACAAGAATTCATAGCGCCCCTGCTTGTTGGGTTTACGTGTGCGAGTCGGATGCACGACGTAAACGATCGAGTCCTGCCGCATTGTGAGCGGCTTGATCTCGGTCACCAGTTCTGGCGGCGACTCCATGAAAGCAAAGTACGCGTCGGCTAGCGCGTCTTTGCATGCATCGGCGTCCTTTTGATTGAACGGCACGAGCACGAACACGGGCTTGCCTGGATGGTTGAAGAGCTTAGGAGCTTCTGTTGCTGTTTCTTTTGGCATTTGATAGTTTGCGGGCATGGCTGACTCTAAAGCACTGCCCGACTGCGTCTGGGTATGTGGAGCTTGCGGCAAGACTTCGCAGACTCGATACGGCGGCCCCGGCCTGTCAGATCGCGGCTGGGATGTCAGCTGTATGATGAATGCGATTCATTGCTCAAAGACGAAAAGCGAAGGCAAGTGGGTGCCGGTCGACGAGCCTAGTTCCGCGGCAACATTTGACGACGCTCCGCCTCAAGAACCTGCTCAGGGCTGAGAGCGAAGCCGCCCGAGCCGTCTGACAACGCCCGCGTGCGCGCATCTTCCATGCCCTCGAGTTTATCGAGGAACCGGGACTCGTGGCGCTTCACGCGGTTGTTGTAAATGAACTTGAGTGCATCCATGTCTTTGTCTTCGAAGGCCTTCTTGAAGGCATGCGTCATGACGCCCTTTGCGAGCAGAGCCGTCTCCTCAAGGTACATATCTAAGACCGGCGTGAAATCCGGGTCGCCGTCGATCGCGCGCCGGAACCACTCGATCAGGGTCGCGGGCTGGATGTGGCTCAGAACGGCCGCCATTTCGATGAACAGGGCGGACTTTAGATGCAGACGCAGCGAATCTATCTGCCTCGGGGTAGGCGGCAAGACACTTGGACGTCTGGCTAGTTTCATGATAGATAGATAGAAGTTAGCACATGAGCTGCCGCTGGTCGGTGTTTTGCCTAGCCGTTGCAAAGGCGAGGTCCACGATCTCGTAAAGATCGTATCGCGTGACGTTGGGCAGGGTGGAGACGAGCAGTGCGCAGACCGCGGTCACGAACTGGGCATAGCCGTTCCCGTCGTCTTCCTCAAGCTCGGTAATTGCTGCGTTTATCTGCTCACTTATGTTGCGAAGGATGTCAACAGGCACAAAGAATTGTAGCATTGGCCCATGACCGACGACCTGAAGCGATACACCTCCGACTTCGGCATGTATTATGACCGCAAGGGTACGCCGCTCACCGAAGACGAATACATGGCCATCCTTCGGTCGCCGGGCTACCAGGACATGCGCCGGGTCTGCATCGACGAGCTCGACGGGATCTTGTGCTCGACCGTCTGGCTCTGCCTCAACCACAACTATGGCTCGGGGCCGCCGCTCATCTTCGAGACGATGGTTTTCGATAGGAAGAGCGAGCACCCGTGGTGCGAGGGCTACATGGCGCGCTACTCGACCCTTGAGGAGGCCATCGCAGGTCATAGGCGGGTCTGGACGGTGATCAAGCGCGCGCTGACTAACCCGGCGCTGCCTCGCGACATGGAACTTCTGCTAGGCTCGGGCGATGAGTGATTCGGAAAACTACGCCATCGTGCTCAGGAAATGCGCGATGCTGCTCCTGCCCGATGGCATGACCGTGACGGTGCTCGTGCACTCGTCCGACCTAAGCGATACCGGGGTCTCGTCGACTCTGCCGTCTGAACAGCTTGTGCGCGGCGTACTCGCTGACTCGCTGGGGCGGATGCTTGCTCGGGTCGCTGAAGGGCCGGAGGAGGCCAGTAACCAGGCTGACTTTGACGTGGCGGCGCTGAGGAGCATGCAACATGACCGAGCTGGAACGCCTACGAGCTGAGATGCAGCGAGCCCGTGAGGCTTGGGACGACGCTAAGGCTGCGCGCGAGGCGGCGGAGAGCCATGAAGACGACTGCTCGACCGAATATGCCGCCGCGTGCAAGCGCTACAACATCGCATCGTCTTCCTCCTCGAGCTCGTGACCGGCTAGCTCATCGTTGCCGAACGCGACCATCGCTTCGAAGACTAAGGCAGCCTCGGGCGGGAAGGGGTTCAGCTCTTTGAGGTCTCGGCCATACGTCGGAACCGGGACCTTGAACGCCTGAGCTGTGTATATGCGTGCCCGCTCGTAAATCGCGCATAGGTCGCAGCACGTTTTCATCCCCAGATCTCTCCGGCTGGGCGCTGCTCGACGAGCTTTCGGGCCTCGGGCTTGTATCTGGTGAGCGCTGCGCGAGCCTCTTCGAGCGAGCTGTATGTGTCTTCGAGCTCATCGAACGTGAGGCTGTGGGGCAGGACATCGATGAGTTTCAGGTGCCACTTACCGTTGTACTGATGAATGAAACACACTTGTAAGA